TTGGATGTTAACAATGCCTCGCACGTTCTCGCCAAGAACGATCCTCGGTTGGAGTGCCTTGATGATGCGAAACATCTCTGGCCAGAGATGTCTATCATCACTCGTTCCTTTTTGTTTGCCTGCGACCGAGAACGGTTGGCACGGGAACCCTCCTGTGACGACATCTGGAATTTCAATTCCGTCTGCGATGAGTTTTTCTTTGGTGATTTCTCTGACATCTTCATATACCTTTTTACCTTTCCAATGTTTATCTAATATTAATTTACTGAATTTATCGTTGTCACAAAAAGCTACAGTTTCAAAATGTCCTGTTCTCTCTAGCCCTAAACTAAATCCACCTAGACCACTAAATAGATCTAATACCTTAAGTTTCTCTGTCATATAATATTTCTGTTTTTCCGTCGTGAATATAATAACCAGAAATTTTTCTTTTTCTTTTTCTTTTTACTTTTTCTTTCTTGCTTTCTATTCGCTTTGGTTTGTTAAATTTGTTCATAAATTTAGCTATGAAGTTCTTCATTTGCTACCTTTATCTCACCTTGATTGTTGCAAGTTTGACAGTCTGTTATAAATTCTTCTCTACCTTCTTCAAGAAGAATTCTAACATACCCATTGCCCTTACAGTTTTGACATATTATTTTATGTGTTTGTTTTTCCATTTTTGTATCCTGTTTTTTTTGCAGCTCTTGTAGCCAAGGCTTCAATTGTTTTACTAATTGTTAACTTTGCATCTAAAAACTTTCCATTCGCCAAAAACTCTAGTTTACGATAAGTGTCGATTGGTACCGACACAGATTTAAATTTTAACGGATCTGCCATTGTATTTCCTTTCTTTGATTAATAACATTATATGGGAATCTATACCAACAAATAAGTCCTTGTCAAATAATTAATTTTAATATATTGTGGGGATCTCTTCTCACACCTTTTGTTTGTGCGTTCCTTTCTTGGAGCGCATGAACATAATAAGAACGATAAAACTTTAGAACAATTCTAGGTTGTAACTTTATCTTCGTCTTTTTGAGGAATACAAGTAAATTTAGGATACAACTGTGTGTTGTTTATTTCATCTTTAGTAAAATTACCTTCTGCATATATGATCTCGTAAGATTCAGATAGTCCTGCTCTTATACAATCGTGATGATCAGGAAATAGTTTTGGATAATCTTTGTTGGTGTAGCACTCTCCGCTCATTGCAGAGCAGATGAACACCGTAAGTAGGAATTTCATCTAACGTCCTTGGCCCTTATAACGTGTTAATTTTTTTTGTAATTTTTTGTGTTTGTTTAAACTCTTCGTGTGAATGCCACGACGTTTTTTAGGTTTATCTCTAGGTACAAAATGTGTAAATTTTTGTTTAGCCATCTTCGTCTAACCATTCCTTAACAAATGGTTTTGCTCCTTTAGGTGCTGTTATAACTGGTAGATAAGTTATCTTACCATTTACATGTTGTTCTAAATCTGATCCACAACTCATACACCTAAAAAAATCTCTATCAATTCCAACTAACATAGTAAACTGATCACACGTTGGACATTTACCATTAACAACTTCTGCCTGGAACCTTAAATCTTTTTTTGTCATTATTGACAACTTAAACACTCATCGCTGTCATTGTCAAGATCAGCTAGAGCTTCTTCCTTACAGTCTTGGCTACAAAACATATCTAATTCGTCTTTAGCTTCAAACTCTTTTTTACATTTACTACAATTTTTCATTATTCTAATATTAGTTTTTTAATTGATAAAGATCCATCAATATTTTTCTCAAGTTCTGCTTTAGATTTTATACATTGATACTGTACATTTTCTTGATATTGTCTTTCCGCTTTACGTTTACCACGTAAACATTGAGCCATACCTTCTACTTGTATTCTATGTTCTTTGATCTCATTGTTTACTAACATAAGAAGTGCTACTACAGTTTCTAAAATCATACTATTTTACCTTTGTTGACCCCTTGTTTTACAACATATTTTTGTGTACCATTCTTGCCAGTTTCAACTTCTTTTTTTAAATCTTTGTGTAAACGTTGTCTGGTAACAGTTCGTTTCATTTCATAAAGATAATCTAAAATTTTTCTAGTTACTCGTTCCATTTTTATATACTATCTCTCTGTCGGCATCTTTTAATTCATCTACATCTACTAATAATTCATTGATCTGACCTTCCATAAATTCTATTTTTAATTTATTACTCATGTTCATTTCAATATTTTGTTGTAGTTTTTCTACCTGTTTATAGAGATCTTCGATTAACATGAATTGCTCAGAATCCGCGGGTAGTGAACCTAGTTGTCCACGTGGCCACTTTATTCTAAAGTCTGTGTTCTCTGTTAAATCTTTCTCCATTAACTGAAGTCTAGTGTCTGCAATATTAAGACGTTCAACAATCTGAAAATAACCCATCGTGCCAAGTGCTACAATAATTATCAATGAGACTACCGTCTTCATAGGCATCTGCACGGCTGCCTCTTCTCCGATATGTAATGGTTTGTTACTCATTTAGGTACGTATCCTGGTTCTATAAAAAGAGCCATTAGAACAAGTAATATTATTAAAGTCCCTGTAAAATAGTAATTCATTCCTGGCTACCTCTATATTCATAGCCAAGTATATTACACTATTTGTCTTCTATTTTGTAGAACATTTTGTCAGTATCCTCTGTAATCCAGTTCTTATTTTCAACGTTCCACTCTGTAGTTTGGACATTGTAGTCAGGAATATCTGATTTAAAAGTAAAGTTGCTAATGTTCCAAAGAATACGATTATTAGGCTGAATTGCATAATTCCCGTTATCAAGAGCCAATACGTGTCCACACTTATGTTGATCAGGAATTTCAGAATGTTCTGTATCCAGGATATTACTTTCTGGATGACCCCAATCGATGGTGAATAAATACTCGCCATAATAAAATTTTTTATCTTTACCAAAATATTTTCCACGTTGTGATGTTAGATAACCAAAGCTATGAACACTAGGATAATAACTAAAACTGTTCCACAGTTGAAGCTGGTCGATCTGCATATCGGGCACTTTGGATCTGTCATACGATTTTTGGAAAAACGCAGAGACAGGCAATCGAAAAAAGACTGCACCATTTGGTAACATAATGTGAAATAATGTTGCGGAGCCTGCCATACTTGTAAGACCGAAGACCACACATTCTTCACTTTCTCCATGATGTTTTTTAAAGTCATATAAATATTCCTTCCTTACGTTACAATAAATGGGTGGTATATCTGCATTCAAATAAGCCATTATTTAATATCGCCCCAATTATTTCCTTTTTCATAATCCACTTTGTTAGGTACCTGTAAATCTACTGCAGATTCCATTATCTCAATTATTTGTTCTGCCTTTGCATCAGATTCAACAGAGATATCAACCTCATCGTGAATTTGTATGTGAGGTATTATACCATTTTCATACAAAGCTACCATACTTTTTTTAGTCATATCTGCAGCTGATCCTTGTATTAATTTGTTTAATGCTTTGTAAGTAAATGCACGTTTTAAAGGCTCATCGTATTCTTTTCTAGCCATTTCAAGTGGTAAAGGTTTAAATACACCAAACTGCACCGGCTGCCATAAATCAAAATGACACGCTCTTCCTAATAAAGTTCTAATTTTTCCACGATCATTTGCTTTACGAGATACATTTTCCATTAACTGCTTAACAAAAGGTGCTTTAGTATGGTATTGTTTAATTAATTTTTCTGCAGAATCTTTCATCAAACCTAGTTCTGCCATCAATTTATTTTTACCCATACCATACATCAAACCAAGGTTAATAGTTTTTGCTTGCTTACGTTCAATGCCTGCCATATCTGCAACCACTTGGTGGAAGTCTGCATCTCCTTGATTGTATGCCCCTACAATTTCATCAACACCTTCCAAGTTCTGTAACTTTGCATAGTGCACTAAAATTCTAGGTTCTTGTTGTGAGTAGTCAAACGATCCCCATTTCGTATTTTCTTCTGGAATAAAAATAGATCTAATCATCGGTCCCAGCTCCGGGTGCCTCGCTGGAATCTGCTGTAAGTTTGGATTGCTCATAGAGAATCTACCTGTCACCGTTCCACCTGCATCTGATCGTATTTGATTTATGTCTGCGTGTATTCTACCATCAACTGCGTGTTTAGTAATCGAATCAATAAAAGTTGTGTGCGCTTTGTTAATCTCTCTTGCGTCTGCAATACAACGTGCTAATTCGTGTGGATGGTTTTGTAAAAAGTTTTTTGTAAAACTTGGTTCATTACTTTTTTCTGTTCTATCATAAGGTAACTTTAATTTGTCAAAAGCTTTTGCAATACTTCTAGCTGCATGTATTTCTACATGAATACCTGTTAAATCCTTGATTTTACTAATGATTTTGCCTTCTCTTTGCATAAGATTTTTTTTAATTTTAGCTGCATGTTCAAGGTCAACTCTTACACCTTTGAATCTCATATCAACTAAACAAGGAAATAGTTTTGTCTCCAGGTTAAATACATCCCAAAGTTCTTCTTTGTATAGTTCAGTCTCTAATCTTTTCCAAAGTTTTAAGGTAGCTTCAGCATCTCTCTCTGCATATTGTCCTACAAATAATGCAGGTAATCTCCACATATCTTTTTTAGGATCTAGTCCATATTCTTTAGCGGCTGCTTGTAATACATTTTCATCTTTACCAATACCTACATAAAATTTTGCTAGAGTATTTAATGCATAAGATAATCTATTCTCATCTATTAAAGATGCTGCAATCATAGTATCTACGATTTTACCTTTTACAATTATTCCCTCTGATCTTAACCAACACACATCATACATTGCATTGTGAAATATAAATGTTGTATCGGGTTGATTAACTATATCTTTAAGCCAAGAGTAAACTAAATTTTTATCTAGGTTACCACCTGATTCGTGATGAATTGGAAAGTATCCTGCCCAACCTTCTACGGCTACAGCTACTCCTGCTACATGACCTCTACCTGTAACATTACCAGAACCTAATGTAGTTAAGTGTGGATCATTAGTTTCTAAATCTATTGCTATCTCCTTACAACCACGAAGATCTTTTAGTTCTTCTGGCATAACCCATTCTGTTTCTGGAGTAAACAATGGGATCTGGGTACTTCTCACGAGTAATCCCTTTCAATAATCATCTCTAAATAGTGTATAGCTTTTCTCACGTCCTCTTCCTTTCCCTTCGATTGATGTCTACAGATATATTTTATAGCGTTGCCCTCTGCGAAAAGCAACTTGTTTTCGTTAATAAATTCTGCAGGTTGAATTTTCATCGATTGGTAGTGCTTCCCACCTACCTGTGTATCTAGAGAATCATATTCTGCTTTCTTAAATATTTCTTTGTTGGTCATTTTTTTCCTCCTTCAATAACTTGAAGTCCAAGAGGAGGTCTCCAACCATCTAATACATCTTGAACATAGGCTTTATAAGATAAAAATTCTCCTTCTGTCATTCTTGATTTTGATTCAGTAATTATATCCATGGTCAATAAACAAGGAATTTGAGTTTTGTCTACTGCAAATGAAGGAAAGTATTTTTCCATTATTTTTACTTGTGCCTCATATTTATCTAGAAAAAAATTACGACAATCCATAAATGCATTTTGTATTATTTCTCTTTCCTCTTTAGTATTTTTTTTATGTTGTTTTGGTATTTTCATAATATATAAGCCCGATCAAAGTTTTTTGGATCCAAAACATGCAATTCACGCTTCGCTCTCGTCGCTCCAGTATAAAATAATCTATGTAATTCATCTGGGTCGTGACTAAACGTTTCTAGTGCTGCATTAGTTAAGTCCTGCATAAGCAAAACTTTATCGGCTTCTCCTCCTTTCGCTCCGTGTATAGTTGACATTGTTATACGAGGATTTTTATTTATTTGCTCTCCATTCGCCCTCATATTACGAATATAGTTTTCTGTGAGAGTATCTAAACCTTCAAAAGATTCATACCAAACCTTATCAGTTATTAGTCCGTGTTTCTCTTGACAGTCTTGTAATGTATATTTGTCATCAGCGTGTAATGTTTTACCTTTTCTAAATCCTTCTAATACATTTGATCCAAGATATTCATAAATATTTTTTATTTCTAAATGATTTAAGGTGCCTTCTTTACGCCATGATTCCCAATTGTTTAATGCTAATAATAATTTAAGAGATATAGAATTTCTTCCTTTGTATTGATAATACCATCCTTGCAGTTCACATAAATCTTTTACATCATCTAAAAAATAATTAGCTGAAGATAGTACTAACCAATTACCTTGAGACATATCTACTTGTGTAATATCAGAATATCTTTTTAAGATTCCCTCATCATCTCTTGGTCTATATTGTTTATCAAATCTATTTTGTACCTTACTAATTATATGTTGAGATAGTTCGTGTATTGGTCCACCTGGTATTCTATATGATTGTTCTAATGTTTTGATATCATCTACTTCTTCTTTTAAAGCTATGAAGTGATCTACATCTGCACCTGCCCATTTAAATATTGCTTGGTCATCATCTCCTGCAATGTAAGTTTTGTTAGCGTTTGTCCAAAGTTTTCTAACCATATCCCATTGTATTAAAGATAAGTCCTGCGCTTCATCTATAAACAATACTTCAAATTTAGGATTAATATCCTTCTGTATAAAATTTTCTAATAAGTCATTAAAGTCTTTCAAACCTTTTTCTTTTTTAAATCTTTTAAGTTCTTCTGCTAATAAAAATAATGTGCTTCTTTCTATATCTAATATGTTTTGTCGTGAATCATAATACTCCAATAGATCCATACGTTTAACTGCAGCTGTATTTATTATTGTAAGATATTCATTATCAGAATTAAAGGTACCATCATCTGCAGAATAAGAAGCAGTCTTAATTGGTATGCCACATTTCTGTCCAAATTCTTTATAGTCTTCGGGTTTCATCATCTTCTCTTTAGTCATTCCTAATTCTCTAAATGCATAGGAGTGTAAAGTTCTAAAGTTGTCTAGATCATTATCTATATCTAAAGCAAATTTATCTGCTGCTCTGTTTGCCGCTTCTGTAGCTGCTTTCCTTGTAAAAGAAAAGTAACCTATTTGTTTAGGTCTAACTCCTTGTTGAATAAATTCATCCACTAAATTTAACAACGTTGTTGTTTTTCCTGTTCCTGGTGGTCCTAATATTATTGTCTTCATATTTTTTTAGTTTCCTTTCTGATATTCTTAATTTTGTTTGTGTAATTTCTAATTCATCTTTTAATACTTGTATTTCTTTTCTCATTCGAAGGTGCCAATTAATACCTACGTCTTTAGAATACTTCACTAAAACAATCCTTTCATCAATCCTATTTTAAATATTTCTTCTTTAGTTCTTACTCTAGCACCTTTAGAATTTTCAGATCTTGTTACAAATCTTAAATTTTTAAGTCTATAGTTCCAAGGTTTTCCATCAATATGATCTACTACAGTTATATCATAATCATATGGGTCTAAATGATCTGGATCTAGAAAAGCTCTAGCTGCTAACTTGTGAATACAAATACTTACACTTTTTAAACTATTGTTATTTTTTCTTTTATCCAATGATTGTAACATTACATATGGATATTCTATGGTATCTCTGATAACTACATGTTGGACTTTACTTGTTCCTTTACCTTTATAATTTGTATTAATAATATATGGAAAATCTCCTGTATTTAATCTTTCATGGAATACAGCAAAAGGATGTAATCCTCCTGTAGGTTTCATAAAATATCTATTAGGAACTATATTATGATTAGGAATAATACTAGCAACATCTACGGTATTATAATCAACTCCTACTTTTAATTTACTAGGTTCTTTAAATAAATTTAATTGATCTTTTTTCATTAAAAATTATCCTGTTGGTAAGCAATTTTAGATAGGGTTGCATCTATTTTTTTCATAGTTTTTATTTTAATTAGTCTTGGTTGTTGTTTTTTAATTGTCATTCTAATTTCTTCTACAAATATATTTTCTAATCTTTTAATTAAATTTCCTGTTTTAATTTTATCCATATCCCAATGATTCTTTTTACAAAAATTATAGAAGTCTTCCATTCTAAAATATGTAAATTCTCTTTTGTCATCTGTAAATGGTAACTTATTAAAAATATCATCCATAGTTCTTGCAGCTTGTCTATTGGTAGTCCAATCTTGAAGTAATCCTGTAAGTTCGTTTGTAGGATCCAATGATTCTAAAGGTTCTATCTCTTGAATATTAGTCATCATTGGTTTTAAAAAATGTTGTTTCCAATCTTTAGGTTTAGGTACCGGTATAATAGAGTTAGCTTGATCTAGGCAAGCTAATGCAAACATACCTGGATTGTAAAGTTGTTCTGATTTTAATTCTATTCTCTTATCTCCTACGTTTAAAAACCATTGTGGAGGATTAGAAGTATATTTTGTAAGGTTTGCTAATATAGGCATTTCTTCTTCACCAAATCCTACACCAAATCTTTTTGTTCTACATAAACCAGACTGACATACAGAATTAATAGGTGCATCTTTACATCTATACTTGTCATAACCTTTTCTGTTTACTGATTTAATTAATTGTTGAACTTCATTGTTGCTCAATGCAGGTTCCATATATTTCATATTGGCTTTTACTATTTCATCTTCCCAACTATCAGGATGTGATTGTTTATAATAAACAGCAATGTTAAACAATGCATTATTCCTTGAGCCCTCCCCAAAACCTATTGATGCCAATTTGTTTAAACAAGGAGGACCACTTGGAAATGCTTCATCTACTTTTTTTTCTTCCGTTTTAATTTTTTCAACGGTCTCTTTACTGCAGCTGTAAACATCATAGAGCTGAAAAAATTCCTCAAGTGTACAAGAGGAGCCATTATCGTTGATAGCATATCGTAATCCTTTCGTTTCATTGTGGTAAGGTAAGTTTAAGAAATTACCAGTGTCACCACGTTCCACTAATATTTCTGTTTGTTTAGGAAATATTTCTGAACCTTCGTATCCTAAAACTTTTGCAAATTGTTTTAATTTAGATTGCATCAAAGATGCAGGAATATTTTCTTTGGTAAATAAAAATACATGCGCTCCACCAGATTTAGATCGGCAGACTATTAATGGGAGTTTAAGATCCCTAATACTTTTAACGAGGCCAGCGTGATCAAAGTTATATTCGTCAATATCAATGCACCCCCACCTACAATCATTATTTTCTGTGATAGGGATAATCCCAAGGGCAGCTCCTTCTCCATTGAGATGTCTTTCCCAGAGTTCGTCGGTGACTGGTTTACGAACAATAAAAGCTTTTCCTTGTTGCTTTCCGTTTGAGCCACGTTCACCTGGTTGATATTGTCCATATGCTATAGTTAATCCACTAAATATATTTTTGAATTTATCTTTTTTCATTATCATTTCTATTGAATTTGTAAAGGGGATCTTGCGATCCCCTTCGAACTAAATTTAGTACGGAGTACTATCTTTAGCAACCTCTTCCACATCTGCTTTTGTTTGCACGTTTCCTTTAGAGACATTGCCAGAAAAGTCTTTTGCACTTAAATACAAAGACTTATCTTCCTGTCCTAAAATTCTGTCTTGTGTAACAACCCATCCATACCAAGAACCTTTATCGTTCTTTTGTAGTGTAGATGATAAATTATACACAACCCCATGCATTGGTGGGATTATAAATCCACCTTTTCCGTCAGATATTTGTATGGTTTTCATCATAGAATTCCATTTTTTACTGACGTTTAATTGAGTTGATTTCATAGTAATCAAAGCAGGAGTATAACCCCCTGTTTTTGTCTCAATCATTACATAGTAAGAAGCTGTCTCTTCTAAATAGTTACCATTAGGTAATCTAATTTTAGATCCATCTCTCTTACCTGTTGCGATTATCGGACTGTTCGGCAAGTGGATAGCAACCGGAGCACCTGGTCCATCCCCTCTATCCGACCATTCTGGATAATCTTTTTTGTAGTAACAAGGAATTATCTTGATACCTTTCTTACCATCGAACAGTTCGCTGGTAACAGTATTATAGATCATACCAGGTTTGGCACCTTCTATATACTTTGCATCACCATCAGTTACCTGTGGTGATAATTGTCCTAGGATTCTTACAAACGGTAACGCCATATCTTCTTGCGTCATGTTCTCAAATCCTGTAGCTGCATCATTACCAAACAAGGCAACTGACCCAGTGTCTTTTTTAGCCATTACTTCATTAGCCATTATTTTCCTCCATTATTTTTTCCGGCTTATTTTAGTTTTATCTTTAATCCATGTATTAAAGACTTCAGAAGGCATGTCGAGACCGGCCTCGACACGCTCCTTAAACAGGGCAGTTAAAGTAGCCCAAGCCACATCAGATTTCTGTTGTGGTTGAAAGCCATTTTCTGCCGCAAGGTTGAGCAATTGCTCTGCCTTGTCATCTTCCCCACGACCAAAAGTTACAAAGACATTGTTTTTAATAATATCCTCTAACTTATTGTCACGAAGCCATTGATAGGCTGCTTCTCTCTTCACTTCATCTTTTGGAAGAGTACACCTAAATTCTTTTTTAACTGTTACTGCAGATCCATCACCTAACTTTATTTCAGTTAAGTTTTGTTCTGCCAATAGTTCTGGTATAACTCTAGAACTAATATCATCTGCCTCTTGTTTTTTAGATTTTAACTTTTCTTCTAGATCTGCAATCTCGTCTTCTTTTTGTTTTAACTTCTGACACTCTGCAGCTATAGTAGTTACCTCAACTGAATCTAAAAGATCTTTAGAATCTTTTATCATCATTTCATTTACTTCATTACTCATATTTATCCTTTCTGATAGAGATCGAAATTTATTGGATAGTATTTACTCTCTCGTCGATCCCATTTCAAGAGATTAAATTTACCGTTTGTTTTATCACAAACGATTGCACAAGAAATACCTATAATAGCTGGATCTCCTGTTAGCAATACATAATCTTGTTCTCTAAAGTCTCTTAAATTTTTTTGCATTTTAAAAACAAAAGGACTTGAAGAAAATATTATTTGAGAATCTGGACCATAGTTAGGCAAACAAATAACTAGATATCCAAAATCAGATGCACCTAATATATTTATATTAGCTGGTGGATGTTGTAATACATAAACAAATTTTTCTTCAGGATGGTCTTTATAGAATTGTAAAAACTCTGCCAAAGATTTTGGTTTATATAATTCAAATATTTTATTTTTCATTTTTTAACTTTCTATTTAATTCTATTATTCTATTGACAGACATTAACATAGGGTTTATATAATTGTCAACTAGAAAGAATAAAATAATTATGGATTATAAATTTAAAACTAAACCATATGCACATCAATTAACTGCGTTAGAAAAATCGTGGGATAAAACTGAATATGGTTATTTTATGGAAATGGGTACAGGTAAATCTAAAGTGTTAGTAGATAATATAGCTATGCTTTATGATAAAGGTAAAATAAATGGGGCATTAATTATAGCACCAAAAGGTGTTTATAGAAATTGGATGTCTCAAGAAATTCCAACACATTTGGCTAGTCACATACAACCCAAGATGGTATTATGGACAGCTTTAACTTCTAAAACAAAACAAAAAGAATATGATTCGTTATTTGAAACAGGATATGATCTTCATATTTTAATTATGAATGTAGAAGCATTCAGTACTAAAAAAGGTTTAGATTTTGCAGGTAAATTTTTAAGAACACATAGAACTTTAATGGCTATTGATGAATCAACAAGTATTAAAACACCTACTGCTAAAAGAACTAAATCTATTTTGTCTATTGGTAAACTTGCTAACTACAGAAGAATACTTACAGGTTCTCCTGTAACTAAATCACCGTTAGATTTATATACTCAATGTGTTTTTTTAAATGAACACTTACTAGGTTTTACTTCTTATTATACTTTTAGAAACAGATACGCCAATATGTTAGATAGAAATTTTGGTGGCCGTAGAGTACAAATTGTAGGTGGTTATAAGAGATTAGATGAATTAGCAGAAATTTTAAAAGCTTTTTCTTACAGAGTTTTAAAAGAACATTGTCTAGATTTACCAGAAAAAATATATATTGAACGACAAGTAGAACTTACTGAAGAACAAGGTAAGGCTTATTCTACTATGAAATCCGCGGCTCTCGCTTCTTTAAAAGGTAAGATGGCAACAGCACCCCACGTGCTTACACAAATGATGCGTTTGCATCAGATCACTTGTGGTCATTTAAAGAATGATGATGGTACAATAACCGAGATTAAAAATAATAGATTAGATGAGCTGTTAAATGTTATTGATGAAATGGAAGGTAAGGCTATTATTTGGGCTAACTATATCTATGACATAGAACATATTGTAAAAGAAGTTAAAAAAAAACACGGAGAAAATTCTGTAGTACAATATTATGGTGCTATTTCGTCAGAAAAAAGACAAGAAGCTATTGAGAAGTTTCAAGATCCCGATTCTCCTGTTAAATTTTTTGTTGGTAATCCACAAACGGGTGGTTATGGTATAACTTTGACTGCTGCAAGTAATGTTATTTATTATTCTAATGGTTATGATCTTGAGAAAAGATTACAATCAGAAGATAGAGCACATAGAATTGGTCAGAAAAAATCTGTAACATATGTTGATATCGTAGCACCAAAAACTGTTGATGAAAAAATTAAAAAAGCTTTGCGTAAAAAAATAAATATTGCTAGTGAAATTATGGGAGAGGAGTTAAGAGATTGGATTTAATAATTTTAAATGATGGATTGTATCAACTAATACCTGTTACAAAAGAAATTATGGAAGGTATAGTTATAACTGCAGAAGTAGATTGTTTAAATCTTTGTAATATATTAAGAGAAAAATTATCTGGGTATGTTGATAGTTTAAATTTACATATTATGAATGATGGTAGTGGTAATTTTGTTGGATGTATCTGTCGTTAAATATCTTGTAATCCCGTTTCGCGGTTCAAGAACTTATATTCTATTTTCTTAATATCAAAATCTTTTTTAATCTTTTCACAAATCTTTTCTACATCAAACTCGCCACAACTATAAACATCAAACTGCATTAATGCAGGATTAGGTTCATCCCAAATATGCATAGCGATGTGTGATGTTTCAATAATTGCAACTGCAGTAATACCTCTGTTACCTGGCATTGAACAATACTTTACATAAGGACCCATAAATATTTTCATATTTATAGATTCTACAAATTCTTTCATCCATTCCGTTAGTTGCTCTTCATCCATTGGTGGACGAGAAGCTTCTGCTCTAACAATTAAATGTTTGTGTACTAGTAAACTATTCTCCATTGGAGCTGTTTATACTAAATCTTTTGCTTTGCCAAGAATAGGCTTGTATTTAGTTTTACCTTCAGATCTATAAGCCCATAAAAAACTAGCTCTAGGTTGTTCTGCGATCCAACTACAATGTATCCAGCCCGAATTGGGTTCGCCAGGAGTGTAGTACTCGACGATCAATTGATCATAGGAAAGCTCTCTATTAATCCAATCAGCAAGTTCTGCGTTGTCAACTCCCACACATTCGAAATCGCAAGCCTCCGCTTTTGCATGTTGGCTATTTGCTGAACTATTTATGGCTAGGCACAGCTCTACTGAACGGAACCCGCTAGTCACCTTTACTCTACCAAAATGGTCCCGCACGGGTTGCAGTATATTTTCACAAAGTAATTTTAATTTTTCTATTTGATCTGCGTTAGGATTTTTTTCCAACACGAAAAGTACAGCAGTTCCCGCTGCCGCTAAAAGAACCCAATAGACCTTGTCTATCTTACCGCCCAATTTTTCTACATCTTCGTGGATATGTTTCAAGTGATTATTCTTAATCTGTGAAATATCTTTTTTTAATCCGGTCACGTGTCCGTAAAGTGATATGATATGTTCTCTTGTATTTTTGGGTTCTATTGCCATAATTAGCTAAAGGTAATTTCGTCTCGATCATTGAACAGTTGTTGTCCTCTGATCGCGGTTGTTGCTTGGTTATTAATATTTACAGGATTTAGTACGGGTGTTTTTCCTGCTGCAGATGCATTAGATGGTGGTAACTTTAATGGTTCGATAGGAGTTAAAGATTGTTGTTGATTATCTCTTTCTCTATAAAAAGATAAATTACCATTACTTAAACTAATTCTTCTGTTTCCATTTATTAATTCATTAACTTCTGGTAAAGCTTTAAAATAGGGATTAGGTAAATTTACTCCTTCTTTTTGATTTAAATCTCTATTTATTTGAGACATTTTAGTAACAAAAAATTTATTAGGTCTATCGGGAGTAAACACTCCTTGAAATAAATTATTTAAAACATCTTTAGGAATTCCTCTTCTAGTTATTGTTTTTCTTATTTTGTATTCAGGCACACCTAAATCTCTAGCTGCTTCAATATTTGCATACATTTCTTTCATAGTATTAAATTTTCTAGATTCAGAATATTTATATTTATTAATAATATCTTCAGCATCTACTCTTCCTCCTTTTAATAAAGGACCTATAAATAAATTATTATCTTTTTTTAAATCAGAACCAAATCTAGTTGTCATATATGTTAAAGCTTTTGCTGGATCTGCAGTTATTTCTCTACCACCCCACAGTCCAGGTAACTCATCTGATAAATTATATAGATTACCATATTTATCTGTGGTTCCTGTTGCAGCTTGACCCAATCTTTTCATTTGTGAAATAGAACCAGGTGTTAAAGATTTACCTACATGTAACATTCCTTTTCCTATTTTAACCATTGTTTCATCTTCTTCGCTCCATATTCTTCTACCTGATCTACCATAACCTCTTCTAAAAGTAGAATCAATTAATGCTTCAGTAAAAATAGATTCTGTTGCATAAGGTTTTAATAGTTCAGTACTACTTTCTATCATACCTTCTCCTAATGATTTCATTAAAGATTCTTTATTTAAATTACCTTCTCCTATTTGAGTAAGTATTGCATTAAAAGGTCTTATTAAAGTATCGTATGCGTTCATATAACTAAAATCAATATATTTTAAGTTACCATCTTCATCTCTACCAGTAGGTAAAAGTGTAGAATTTTCTGACCATTCAGGTACAAATTTTCTTAAAGCCTGCATTTCTTTATCTGTCACATCATTTTTAGCTTTAAACATTTCAGTTAAACCATAAGGAACTCCACCTACTGTTGCTCCAAAACTAAACAATCTTTTATAACCTAGTCCTACTAATTCTGGGATACCACTAGTGATGTCATCTATGGATTGTTGTAAAATATTATTACCTGTTCTCATAATTTCCAATGGGAAAGCGATAAAGTTTCCAAATGGAGTTTGTCTTAATGCTCTACCTGTTCTACCAATGTATGCATAGTTAGGGACTTGATTTCTTGTTAAGTTACCTGCTACTTCATTTAAAAAATTTTCATAAATTTCTTGGTTATTTATACCACTTTTAATATAATCCATTCTTGGAGCTCTTTTTATAAAATAACTTGCAATTGCTTGACCATTATCTCCCAATGCTTTTATAGCCTCTTGATCTCCATCTAAAATTTTTAAAATATTATCACTATTTAAACCTAAATTTTTTGCAATTCCAGAGTATCTATTTTTTTCAAGGTTCCAATTTATAATTTTCCAAAAATCATCTTCAGCTACATATGCATCTTGTAATTTAGCATATGTTTTTAACAAGCCTCTTTTAGTTTTACTTGCAACATCTTTTGGAACTTTATTATATAACCCTCTTTCCACTGCGGCTGGATCTACAAGAATATCTCCTAATAATCTTTTAGTTTCTCCAGGTTGAACAGCAGAATCTATTACTCCAACTTTTAATAATGTTTGTGTTAATGTTTCATCATCCTTGCTTAAGGTTCCAAATATTCTTTTACCTGTAAGATCATAAGCTTGTTTTGCAACTCCAGATCCACCTAATGATTGAGGTAATAATAATTTAATATCTCCATAGTTTGGAAAAGCTGCACCATTCGCAGCTACGAATGCTCCTGCACTTAATAAATTTCTAACATGTGTTAATGGTGATAAAATTGTTTTTGCAATTTGAGATCCTGCTTTAGGAGTAAGAACTGCATATTTATAAAAAGTTCCTACACTACTTTTATTTAACCAATCACTAGTTACATCTAAAATTTGATCGTAAGTAGGTGCTTTAATATATTTACCATCTAATGGAGTAGGTACACTAGTGGTATTTACATATTTTTTATATTTGTTTGGATTAGATAGTGTTGACATAGCTTCAGTATTTGCTCTAGCTAATTGCTCATTAAGTTCAATAAGTTCTTTTTCTCCAGCAGAACCTTTTTGTATTAATTCAGCTCTTCTAGCTGTAGCCATTTCTCTACTAAAACCATATTTACTTTTTAATATTGCATCTTCTACTTCGTCTACAGATTTAATAAAGCCATTGGGTCCTGATCCCTGTCTAGCAATACTATTCAAATAATCTAATGTGTAGTTTAAATTTGCTTGTTTACCCACTGTTGCAAAAAAAGTATAAGAAGGATCTTTAATAACTCCAAATAATTCTTCTTGCCAAGGATTTAAAACTTTTCTTTTTAAAATAGAATTATCTATTTTTACATTTTTTAATTCTTCTGCACTTACATTTGCATTTCCTAAATCATAAGGTGTAACTTCATCACTTGCTATTTTAGATGCAAATTTTCTAACTTCTTCGTCTGCTTCTTTTAAAATTGTATCAGAATCAATTGGCCTTCCTGTGCTTTGAAGTTCTTCAATTCTATACTTTACATATTTTTCTTTACTTCTTTCAATTATTTCTTCGGTAGGTTTGTATTTATTAAATCCTAATAAACCCTTTTGTTCAAAACCTTGATAAACTGTAGTAGTATATCTTCCAAAATTATCTGCAATTCCTTTAGCAGTTTCACCATCTAAATTTTGTAAATATAATCTACTAGACATATTATCAATAGATAGTCTTGCATTGACAATTGCATCTCTTAATTTTGTAGAATCTCCACCAACACTTTTAACTTTATCTAAAATCTTTTTAAACGCATCAGATTCTTTTCCAATTTCTACATAATCTTTAACAGTAAAAGCTCCTTTTTCCGAAATAGATTTAGACAAATCTTCTATATTAGGAACTTTACTTTTTAAAATTTCTTTTTTAGAATTAACTTCTAATAACTTTTTACTAATTTGTTCATCACTAATGGCTTTTCCTCCATCTAGTTCTCTACCTAAATCTACTAACTCTTCTTCTAGTTCTTTAAATTGTTTTACAGCATCTAGTTCTTTTGCTACTCTTGCTTTAGATTCTGGATTTAAAAGTCTTTGTGAATTTTTACTAGTAGGACTTACAATCTCTTGTAGATCGGCTCTAAAGATTTCTTGGCCTGTCCTTGTTTCATTAATACCTTTTCTTGTATTTAAATATTGATCATAAAATTCATCACCTAAATTTTTAAGACTTGTGTCTATTTCTTTTACACTATTTGTAGCTGCAACATTTGCAGCTTTTTTCATACCATCATAATATTCTTTAGTTTCAAATGTACTTCTTGGTCCAGCTCCTTTGGCAGACATTCCAAACTCTCCAAACTTTTCAAAGTTTTGTTTAATAGAATTAGATGAGTATTCATCTAATACTTTATCTCCTGAACCTCTTAATGCTTTAATTCCTTTTCCTGCACCAATAATACCTAAATTAAATAAAGCACCTTCAGTACCAAACTTTAATCTGTTTTTTAATTTTCTATATGCATCTTGTCTACCACTTTCTTTTTCTTCTTTATCCATCATAGTAATAGCATAAGGTTCTAGTGATGTACCTCTAGCCATATCAGCAAATGTACCTATATCTTCATCGGCTACCAATGCTTCTCCAATACCACCTCCAACTACACCACCTGCAGTAGGGCTCATAATTTTAGACCCTATCTTACCCATACTCATATACTTACTACCTTTTTTAGCTTGTAATGCTTTAGCAGCTAATTTAGATCCTATCTTATAACCTTGGACAGCAGGTATACCTATCTGTGTTAATGCTTGAGTAATTTTACCTATGGTTCTTGCTTCAGCTTCATCGTCAAAAGGATTGACATCATCAAACCATTGTTCCACACCTTTAGCAGTATTAGTATCTCCTACTAAATCAAATAGTTCTGCACCTAACGATACAAAACCTTTTGGTATATTCCAAAGACCTGTGGCTACACCAGCAAGTGCTGATTCAAAAAAGCCAACTTCTTCATCTTCTTTTTTCTTTTTAGATTCCTCTAAACTTAATGGAGTAATCGGCATTTATCCTCCTATATTAAAAACCTTCTTCACCTGGTAATAAGAATTTTTTTCCATCCCATTTACCAAAAAATTCTCCTCCGGGACCTTCTTTTTCAAAATAATAATATTGATTAGTTACTTCATCGCCAGTTGTTTGAGTAGGATCAGGATGTTTAGAAACTTTAGCTGGAGAAATACTATTGTCTGTCATAAATGTACTAACTTTTAATGCTATTCCTGGAGATGTTTCTTGACTTAAAGATTCATAAATTAATTTAATATTATCCATTCTATTTCTTCCAGCAGAAGCATTTTGAGATATTGTTTTTGCAGCTTCTGCTACAGTAGTGTTAGTTAATCTAGCTAATGCTTTTGCATTTTTTTCAAGTGATCCAGGTTCTAATTCTTTTAAAGCTGCTTGGAATCCTAATGTTTTAGCTTGTCTATCTGCTGCTCTTTCAGCTTCTTCTATTTTAGAAAAACCTTCTAATGCTGGTCCACCTGCTTTACCTACAACTTCTCCTAAAGATTGTCCTCCAGGTTGTGCTAATATATTAGCACCAAATTTAGCAATTTCTAAATATCGTTGTCTATTTAATTCATCTTTGTCGCCACCAAGAGTTTCTTTAAACATATCCATATACTCTTGCATAACATCTTTATCAGATTTTTCTTGAAAATTGTTTAAACCTGTACCATCTCCACCTGTACCTGCGCCTGTACCAGTTCCTTCTGCTTTTTTTATTTTATTTTTTTCAATTTCAATTAATTCTTTAGCGTCTTTTTCTCTTCTATCTTTTGTACTTTCAGCGCTAGTATTAATACCAAAAAACTCTGCTACATTAGGATTAGCATCTTCATCTCTATCTGGATCATTTGGATCATATATTTCTGCGTTATCTCCAAATATTCCTTTTTTAATTTCTTCAACATTTTTATTAGCTGATAAACCTGGGTTATAACCAAACAATCTACCTACTGTATTAATTGGAACATTGATAGCTGTATCCATAATTGAAGAAGTAGCATCTAAACCTAAATTTCCTATTGTTTTTAAAACTGATCCAATTCCAGAATTATCTAAAAATGATTCTTCACTTCCTAATCTTTGTCCTGCTATTTTTATTTGTTCTTCTAAAGTTGCATCGGGAAACTCTATCATTACTTGTTCAATATTAATAGCTCCACCTAATCCTGCAGCACCAATACCTAGTCCTAGTAATTGTTGTGTTGTGCTTGGAGGAGGAGTTGATTGAACTTGTGTTGCAGCTGGGAATCCACCAATTACTGATGCAAGTTGTGGACCAACTAAACCTAGTCTAGTGTAATCTGCAAACGCTGCTTCTCTAGCTGCTTCTTGTTGTGCTGCTAAATTAGCTTGTGTTAATTGTCTTTGTGTTCCACCTAATTGAGTTTGGTATGTACCTAAACCTTGTTGTGCTGCTAAATCTGTTGCTCTTCTTTGTGAGGCATCTTGAAAACCTTGTTGCAGTAATTGAGATTCTTGCATTGCTCTAGCCATATCAGCACTTGCTTGATACTCACCCATCATTGCAGCTTCTCTACCACCACCAAAAGCTCCAGCTTGAACTGCTTGATTTCTTAATGCACCTAAACCTTTAGCTTGTTGTCTTTCCATTGATGCTAACGACGCATCAATAACCTCTTGTTGGTAAGGCGACATGTAAGATTGGATTGAACCTGTTCCGGTTCCCGCTCCTGTACCCGTTAATTGACCAAGATTAGCCGCGGCTTGTGCTGCAGCTGTTTCTAAACCTGATTGGCCAGCAACGAATTGTGAACCGGTGTATGTAGAAGTAGGTAATGTTTGACCTAATAATCTTAAGCCTTCATTAGTTACACCTAGACCGGCGGCTTCTACAAAGGGTTCTCTATACTGTCTAGTTTCTGTTATTGCCATTAATATCCTTTAGTAGCTAATTTAGGTAATCCTCTTATTAAACCACCCTTACGAGCAGACACATCTCTATAATCGTCACCTCTAACTGCTTTTTTAATTTTTTTAGAAGTCTTACCCGATAGTTCAGGTTTAGAGATATTAATTTTTTTATTAAAACCTTTACCTGTAATTAAAGGTTTTTTCTTTTTTTCACCTTTAAGTAGAGTTGTATATTTTTTACCCTTATGAGTAAAAGTATCTTTACCAGATTTTTTAGCTAATTTAAAAGCTGCACCTTTTTCAGAAAGTTGTTTACTAGTATCTCCAACTCTAGCTCTTTCTCTATTAGACATTCTTTTTTGAGCTTTAGATCTTTCAGCTTTTGTTTCAGTAGAGTATTCTAATTTTCCTTTTTTCTTATCATCTCTAGTAGAAGTAAAAGTTTTTTTACCTTCTTTTTTTGCTTTATCAAATTGCTCTCCAAAAGTAGGAATATATTTTTTCCTTACTTTATCTACACCACTTCTTATTTTTTTTAGTATTGCCATTATACTCTTGCCTCCAAATTGTTCATTAAATTATACATTCTTTTCGCCCCTTTATTTACACTACCACCACCTGCTGCTCTGACAGCATCTGCTGTCATTACAAATTCATTTTTAGAAAGTCTAGCAGGAACATCGTCTGCTCTTTCTTTTTTACCAATAGGTATAAAACCTCCACCTCTCATATCCATTTCTTTACCACCTAAATTCATTATACCACCATCTTTAGCCATAGTTTTTTCTTCTTTTATTTTTTCTCTTCTTTTATATTCTTCGTAATCTTTAAACAACATATCTTTTGATCTTTGCTTATCTTCTTTTTGTCTCATATCTAAAAATTCTTCAAACGTAACACTTCCACCATCTTTCATTTCTGGTTTTTCTTTATCTAATATTTCTGTTTGTATAAATTCAAACTCTGGTTTTTCCATTTCTCCATTTCTATACATTTGTGGAGCATATAATTCATAAAACTCTCTTTTTCTGTCTTCAGGCATTAAACCATCCATATCATTGTACATTGCTTCTATAATAGCTCTCATTTCTGATTGACCTGGTTGTACTGTTACTTTTAATTTATCTACTAAAAATTCTTTTGGTTTTTCTTCTATGTTTGTAACGGCTTCTGTAATACCACCAAATCCACCGTCCGCGAATCTCATTATAGGAACAGGAGCAACATCTCCTTGTAACATACCTAAACCTTGTTTTGCGTAATCTAAACTATCTCCTAATGACATTCCTTCATCTTCATCACCACCTTTCATCATTTCTACAAATTCTTTCATAGACATTTGATCTTTATCATCATCCTTATCTATTTCTGCGTCTACTTCGGTAACTGACATAATTCCAGCCGATGGAGGAGCTTTTTTATTGATAGAAGTTTTTTTCTTTTTAACACTTTTACCATATCTATATCCTGCTCTACCACCATCTGCGTAACCATATTTATCTAACATTATATTAACATCATCTGAATCGTGGCCAGCGTTTATAAATATATCAAAGATAGCACTTCTTCTTGCACCTTTATCTTTTATTCCTTGTGAAAGTAAATCTGCATTATATTTTTCTAATGCATCTTTATCTAATTCTGCTTGTTTAATTGCAGCATCTGTACCAGCTTGTGCACCCATTGTTAAGTAAGGACTATCTTTTGCTTTTTGTGCAAGCGCTCTAGAACCTTTTCTTAATGTACCCATTATTCCTTGTGGATCAGGACCCGTAGGACCTGCAAATTGATCTAAAGCAGTAGGAGCTGCAGCTAATGCAGCTGTAACACCAATGTCTTTTAAATCTGCTTCATCGTCTGTAGCAAATTTAGTACCACCTGCAAGAATAGCTTTTTGAAAAGCAGGATTTAAAGTTGCAAATTTTGTGCCTGCTAAACCAGCTGGACCAAAAGCAGCTGCAATATAAGGTATAAAAGGACGTATTTCCTTCGGTATAATTTTTTTAACAAATTTTCTTGCTTTTTTAAATAATCCCATAGTTTACTAATTTACTCGGTTTTTCTTTAATAATCAATCGCTGATATTAAACCCAGCGCCAATTTTTATCTCTTCTACAGTCACATTTACGTCTCTTCTTATATGTTCTGGTTTAGTGGCTGTATTAGCGTCTTGAACATCTGCCAAAGCTTCTGCATCTGACATATATTCTTGACCTGTTTCTGTGTTAGTTAATGTTACTTCTGTTTTAGGCGTAATTACTGGTACTCTTTGACCATTAATTGTTTCATACCTAACTGAAGCTTCTGTTTCAATAAACGGCATTATCTGT